GCAGGTGACTACAAAGGTGCGGTATTCCACAGAGATGCACTAGGTCTAGCAATGATGCAAGATATCTCAATCGAAACACAAAGAGATGCAAGTCTTAGGGCTAGCGAATTAGTTTCTACGGCTGTTTACGGTCACGGAGAAATCTTCGACGGATATGGCGTAGAAGTTCATTTTGACTCTTCAATCCAATAATAGAGATTGAATAACTGAACAGAGAGGGGAGTAATCCCCTCTCATAAACGCTACTAGGAGAACGCACAATGGCAATGTCAACTGACGCTGATTTGATTAAATATCAGCCAGATATCTTAACATTCGGTATCGATGAATTCACTGACGAACATGCAAAAGCACGTGATGATATATTACGTAGATTGCGTGATGAGTGGTGGGTTCGTTCACGTAATGTTACTAACTATGATATATCTCGTTCACTACCTAGCTTAGAAATGGATGATGCTCGTTTAACTGAATCACAATTCGAACGTTGTGCTGTATATCGTGTTCTTTCAGAATACGCACTACCGCAGTTAACAAAATGGAATAATGAAGGCAGTGAAGACAGGTTTCAAGTAATGATGATGCACTATCGTAAAAAGTACAATGAAGAATTTAACTCTATTTTGAGAGATGGAGTTTTATACGATTTTGACAACGATGGCACAGTTGAAGCTACAGAGAAGCAACCGTTTCACACTAGACGGATAATTCGTTAATGGCAACGATTACTATTAATAGTAAGAAGTTTAAACGATTTATGGAGCGTTATGGGGCTAACCTGAAAAGGTCAATCCCAAAAGCTCTAAATAGAAGTGGAGAGAAGACACGTGAGATAATCTTAATGAGAACCGAGCGTGGAGTGGGGTTGAGAGGAGCATTCAAGAAGTATAGTCCCGGTTATCGGGAGTATAGAAATAGTCAAGGTAGAGGCACTAAACCAGACCTTAACTTTTCAGGCAGGATGCTATCAAACCTAGATGTTGAACGTAAATCTAACAATATTATTATTGTTGGGTTTAAAAGAAAGGAAGAACGAGTGAAAGCTGAAAAGAATCAAAAGACAAGACCTTTTATAGGTGTTACTTCATCTGAACAGTCGCAAGTCGTTAAATCTTTCGTTAGACAGTTAGAAAAGGACTTGAGATGAGCAAAACTAGTTATAGAGAAAATATTGCAAAGAACATCGTTTCAGAGTTAAGAGAACTTAAATCTGTTAGATTTGTTACACGTGATGTTTTCGAACCAAATGAATTAAGTGATGCTCAAGTTCCAGCAGTCTTAGTGTTAAGTGGGTCAGAAAGAAAATCTGACATTACAAGAGCATCAAGACAAGGAACTATTGAGTTTATTCTAACAGGGTTTGTTAAAGGAAAGTACTTAGATACTGCCCGAAACAAACTGTTAGATGACATTGAAACGAAATTGTATGAAGATACAAAAAGAAATGGTTATGCATCCGACACTGTGATAACAGAAGTTAATACAGACGAAGGTGCAACTTTTCCATTAGGTGCGGTTCAAATAATCGTGCAAGTAGAATATATTCACCCTAAAGGTGATTTAGACAAATAACAGTAATAGGAGCAAACAATGGCAGTTCTAAAAGGTAAAGACGGTTCAATATCAGCAGGTTTGAACAATCTTGCAAACATTACTTCTTTCACTATCAATGAAGAAGCAGATACACTAGAAACTACAGCGATGGGTAACGCAGGTTACAAAACGTTTGTAGGTTCACTAAAATCATGGTCAGGAACAGTTGAAGCAGTATTTGACGATACAGATTCAGCAGTTGTAGTAGGATCAGCAATCACACTTACAGTAGTAGTTGATGATGGCTCATCTAACCAAGTTCAATATAGTGGATCATGTATCGTGACTTCAAGGTCAGTGGAAGTAGCAGTTGCAGATTTAGTCGGTGTTACTTTTGAAGTAACAGGAACAGGTGCCTTAACTGAAACTATATCATAATAATATAATTTCACAAGAGGTATAAAATGACTACAAGCGTAATCAACAATGCGAAAACGCATTTTAAAACTAGACTTACAGACAAACTTGAATGGGTAGATTGCCCAGAATGGGATTGTAAAATATACTTTAAGTCTAGTGCAACACTTAAGCAAACCGAAGAGGTTGTTGCTTTGCACCGTGAAAATAAAGTCGCGGAAGCATTAGCAACTGTCCTTATTCAACGTGCGTTAACAGAAGATGGGAAAAAAATGTTTGTCGGTGCAGACAAATTTGACATGATGAATTCAATCGACCCAGAAGTTGTTACACGTATAGCTACACATATTCTGAATGTAGAACCTACAGCGGAGACCGTAGCAAAAAACTAAGTGCCGATGTTGACACATATTTCCTGTATCAACTAGCAGAACTACTGCACAAGTCTGTTAACGAGATTATGGAAATGTCAGCATCGGAATACATAGGATGGGCTGAGTATTTTAAGTTGAAAGTACAACGGAGTAAAC